TAACTGGGAACAACCGTGTTAACAGGGGCTTGAGGTATTTAGCCAAATTGCGTGTCGATGTGTACCTCATTCCCGTGTCCAATTGATGTCGTTGTTTCAAAGCCACTAATTCGTTGCACACACAGCCCTTGTGCGTCCAAACGAATGTGTTGTTAAGGTCGTTCTCGGTGAAATCGAACAACTTAGTGACTTTGCGTGTGCATTTGCAAACGCTCTCCCTGGCGTTAATCCAACTGCCTGGCAAGGTTTCACTTGCCCCAGGTTTGTTTTTGACACAGACAGCTGGCAGGGTGCGGAGTTCCTATTTTCGGCGTCCGGTCATACGGTAGCATGTCTTGGCTATCCATCCTGTACGACCGAAATTGCCCTCCCCGAAACACTGTTCGTGCTTCTTCATCTCCGCCAAGGCTTTCTTGTCCTTGTACTGGGCCCTGACCCGTTGCTCGCATGGGGGTATTGCCATCGCCGCAGCTACTATGTTGATCTTCATTTCATAGAGCTGCTCATGGCTGAAGTTCTGCAGGTCATAAGTGTTGAGGTGCTTGCTTAGTTTGGTGTGCATGCATTCCCACAACTCCGCCGTTCGCGGTTTGAATGCGAACTCATCCTGCAAATAGGCTAATAGCCCTGGGTCCACCTTTACTGACGGGTCAAGTCGCAACCTCCTTTTCTCCTGTTGCTTGACAATCCTCTTAACTGGTATTTTTTCGGGGATTGTGGCGAGTACTGGTTTCTCGCTTTGTTTGACCGGCCCGTACTCAAGGGTGACGGCATACGATGGACCCTTTGCGGCTGGAAGATCACGAGGTTTGGCCTCGCTCGCGTCTCCCTTATTGCTCTCAGCTAGGTTGGTAGATGCCACTGCTTCTCCAGTTACGGAAGAAGGAGTGACAACGGTAGCAGTAGAGGCTTCTCGAGTTGCCTTGCCAACCGGATTCGTGCGTGCAGGTTTCTTCTCCACCCCTGCAAACAGGACCGGCGCACTCTGGGCACCTTTTCCTTTCATACCACTGTTGCTCAAGTCGCTTTTCTTTGTTAAAGGCTGCGACGATGCTCTTGCTAGAGTGGACGGCTTTTGCCCAGTCTGCATAGTGAGTTTCTCCTTTGGCCCAGTGCCGATGGTGTCGACGGACCTGGTGCTGGAAGTCCTGCTTTGCCTTCTTACGCGATTGAGCTCGCGTTGCAGGGTTTCCACCTTGGCTTGGAGTGCTAGAATGCGCTCCGAAGCGTCGTCCTTCGTCATTCTCCAGAGATCCTGACTCGACCAGCGATGTTTTGAGTGCAATGGAGTTTGCTGACTTCTCCGCACCCTGGCATTTCCCGAGGGTTTGTTTTGACCTTTCGGCCCCGGAGTTTTCCTCTCCGTGGGCTTTTGGGGTTGCCCACCCCCCGACACGCGTGTCGGTCCGCGCTTCGTCGAACCCCGGTGAGGTTTAACCAGCTGTGCTTCTACCTTCACAGCCCCATCACGGGAAGTTGACGGTCTTTCTATGTTTTTAGATGACATAGGAACTACTTTTGGGTAATCTTCTT